AATGCAAAATGCCACAACCAATCAAATGAAAATGCTCTTAACACGTTTAGGAGAGAATTCAAAAATGATTGTAACAGGAGACTTGGCTCAAGCAGATAGACTTCAAGATAATGGTTTAATTGATTTTTGCAACCTACTAGGAAAGCACAAAAAATTAGAACATATTGACATTGTTCATTTTACCCATAAGGATATTGAACGACATGATGCCGTAAAAGAGGTATTGTCAATATACGGAGACTAAAAAAGGGGCTTAGGCCCCTTTTTTTATATGTGTCCTAGCCTAATCAATGTAGCAGCTAAATTAATTTCTGGATCACTGACCAGGGTATGATCTACCAGTCCTTGCTTGATAATTAAAATAGCCTTTTCTTGACTAGCATCATCTCCAAAGATTTCTATGTTGTCATAGAGCCAACGATAGATTTCTTCCATTTCCTCTGGCCTAGCTTGGCTACAGATTAATTTTCTAGCCTCACTAACTTTGCCATTCTTAAAAAGTTCCACCATTTCAAATTTATAATCTTTGGTATCCTCACTGACTTCTTGTGCATGTAATACACCATCGATACTGTTCATTTGAATATTATTGATACATTTTCTTAGATCAGGATAGGTTGCCCTAACATATGTGTCCAATATATCAATGTCAAACTCTACTTCTTCAGTGACTAAAATAGTAGCTGCTCTAGCAGTAAACTCTACAATGTCAGTTTTTTCTATATGGAATGTTTGACACCGACTGTGAATTGGTGGCAAAATTTTATTGGGATAGTTACAAGTAAGAATAAATCTCACACTTTCATGAAAGTCTTCCATGAGATTACGCAATGCTGGCTGAACACTGGCAGGGTTCATATAGTCAGCTTCGTCAATGAGTACAATTTTAAAATCACCAAACGGCATTGTTTGGCAAAAATTGATCAGTTTATCTACCCATTCGATCTTTCTAGCTTCTTTACTACCATTGGCGTAGAGTACGTCGCTATGTTGCACACCCAATTGTTCAATTAGAATTTTAGCCATTGTGGTTTTGCCCACTCCGGCACTGCCACTGAACAACAAATGTGGTATACTACCTTCCTTAATCCAGTTTTCGATCTGATTCTTTTGATGGTCATCCCTAAACACATATCCATCAAGTGAGTTAGGACGATACTTTTCTACCCATAGTTCTTTCATAATTACCTCTCTGTGTAGTTATTATACAGAAAAAAATAGGGCCAGTCAATGGCCCTATTTACCAACCTAGTAATTTTAAAATTCACTAGGTTTTTCGTCGCTTAATACTAGGATGCAGTCGTTATCTACTCTACGAATAGTAGTAATAGAGCCGTCCTCGTTTTCCACTTCAATGCCTCTAGTCCAACGTCCATGCTCGACCAATGCCCATTCGCCTAATTTCACTGAAGTTTGTTCGGGCCCAATAGCATAGACCTGCCCCCAACGTGGGCGAATGCCTTCTGCTTTGCCATCGTCGTTTTGTAATATGATGCCAGATGCAGTTGTTCTAACATCAAATTCCATATCTGAAACAAGTATGTTATCTCTAATGGGTTTTATTTGACCTCTTACCATTTTTTCCTCTTATTCCGTTTTGCCTTTGTAATATTCCTGCATGACATCCTCACGCTTGCGAATAATTTTACCACCTGGTCCAATTTCATCGCCACGAGCATTTACTCTGGCATTGCCCACAGCCAATGCTAATTCGTTTTGATTTCTTAGTTTTTCCATGTCGACTTCTGTGCCTTGCATACTTTTATATGCTTTTTTTACTATTTCCTTCATTGACATAACTTTTCTCCTTTATCTTAAAAATTCTTGCCATTCTAAATTGTATTTAATACTATCTATTCGATGTACTCCTAATAGATATAATACATAACTGGCCACACTAGATCCTCTGCCCACACCCCAAACTATGTTATTGGCTCTGCAGATGTCTACTACATATTTAAGCCAACGAAGCAGATCGAACATATTTCTATTTTCATACTCTGTTAACTCTTCTACTGCTCTTTGATATTCAGTTTCGTTGGCAGTTTGATCTAATACAAATTCTATGATATTTAAGTTTTTATATTCATCAGGCATGAGCCATTCACTTTGGCAAATACGATCAAATTCCTCAATGTCTATGTTATAGATGCTAGGGTCTATTTTTTTAGTTGGCAAATTTTTAAATTCTTCGTTGTCTTCAGTATAGATTTTATCTAATAAGTGCTCTTTATCACAGTAGATTAGTTCTACCACGTCGTTAACGTCATAGATTACGTTGCCAAATTTATCAGTGTTCATCCAACTATTTTAGTTGATGTTGATCAGTTTGTCAAGATCTTTATTATTTTTTTGGAATTGTTTTTCCCAGGCTCGAGCTCGGCGATCACTTAATTCTTGTTTATAGATATCTAGGAAATTCATAATTTGTACCTTGACATCGCCGTTATTGGTTTGAAAATATTTGCTAGTTAGTTCTTGAATCTTTTTTTCTAAATCAATATCGTTTAGAGTAGAAGCATTTAATAAAGGATTGAACATCATACAAATTCACCTAGGTATTTAATAAAAACAGTTGCTCCACCATCATATGTCCAAACGTCAACAACTTTTTCATTACCTGAAATTGATAATTCAAACGGTTTTGGAAACGGAGCTCCGTCACCAGCATATTTAATAATCCCTCGATTATCAGTAGCAAATATGATTTTGTAATTAGATATTATAACGGCTTGTATACCCTGTACACCCTGTACACCTTGCACACCTTGTACACCTTGACGACCTTGTACACCCTGTACACCTTGCACGCCTTGATGTCCTTGTACACCCTGAATACCTTGCACGCCTTGCACGCCTTGCACACCTTGTACACCCTGCACACCTTGCACACCTTGTACACCTTGACGCCCTTGTACACCCTGCACACCTTGCACACCCTGCACACCTTGCACACCCTGCACACCTTGCACACCCTGTACGCCTTGCACACCTTGTATATTTTGACGTTGTACGCCGCATAGATGTAGTCTAATTCGATGAGTTTTGCCAATACTACCAGTAGTAGGCCAACCAGTTAATCGTATTGTGCTATCGGAATTAACTCTTAATTTTTGAACTTGTGCTTGTAACACATTAACAACTGCATCACCACTGACGATACCGTTATTTTGATATTTTTCTGATGTGTTATTTAATATGGCATTTTCAATAATATGAGAATTAAAGTTATTATTTTGATTCTTTAATGCACTATATTCTTGTAAGTCTGTTATTTCCACATGTGCTACGGCCAGCCCATTTTTAATAAATTTAAAATTTTCTCTAAAACCTTGACTAGAATTATCTTGGCCCTGTACTGGGAAATTTTCATCAATTGAGTCAAAATTTATATTGCTGCTCATACTATTAATCCGTTATTTTTAAAGACCAAATATTTATCACCATAGTTTTGCTCGCCTAGATTTGGTGTCACTGAATCAATTATATAACGATCCACAGTAAAATCTAAGTTTTTAAAATCAAATTTTGAATTTTTTATGTTTAAAGCTATTTCTTCTGCGTATCCTGGTAGGCAATAGCACAAAGGTAGTGCTAGAACAAAGCCTAATTCTTGTCTAGTATCATCTTGAAAGCTACGCATCCATAATGGAAGATAGTTGCGTTCGGTCATAAATTGATCTAGTATCACATTAGGATTTAATGGATCGGTATTTTTCCAATATCTTAATCTATCTCTCCAATTTGTATAAGTGTTGAGATAATGCATTTGACTATTAGGGTCACTGCTTAATACAGAAGTTTGATCCACAGTAACAATGTCTTTAGGTCTAGGCGCAAAGGGTTCATTGGGTGCATTATATAACGGTGCCCGTTGCCATTCCTTATTACTAGCGTCAACAGTTATTTTATTATAACTTTTTGACAGTTTCAATTTAGGTTTTAATTTTTTATTATCTATTTCCAAAGGATCTATTAGTTGTACGTAGACTATTTCATAGATATTATTCATAGTACCCGGTGTTTTAGCCTGAGATATTTTTACATCACCGAATAAGAATCGTTTCTTTTTATGATTTAGGCCTATAGCTGAGATGTATGTGGCTGCTTTTTTGGTCTCAATACCAGCATACATGATTGCTTTTAGATCTGTTCTAATACCAAAATTGGGATCGTCTAATCTATAAATGTATTCTTTTGTAAAAATACTTTGATCATTAATGAATCTATTAAACAGAGTTCTTTTACTTGATTGCGGTGTGGGATTAAACGGATCCATATAGGCTTTGATATAGATATTACTGTATAGCCTATCATTAGGTGTATTAATTTTTAAAACAAACTTCTTATCAATTTTACTATAATTTGCTTGATCTTGAGCACGAGCAACAAATTCAAATCTTCTATCAATACTTGTTTCATTTCCGTCCAAGCTAAAAGTACTATTATCAAAAGTGATCATGCCTTTTATATCAGTGCCATTGCCATATTGTTCCACTTTGCCAATAATTTGACCGTTTCTATCTAATGTTAGTCCCGGCGGTAGTTCGCCCTTGACTACTCGATATCTAATATCTGCGTCCAATAGTATGCTTGATGCTTGAATTTTTAATGTGCTGATATAATTTGCATCGATATTGCCTAAATCTTCAGGACTAATCCAGCTCATTTCACTGTTAATTTCACCTAAAATTCTAACAGTAAAAGTTCGAAAACTTGTAGATACTTCATTTTTTCTGCCATACCTGCTGGCGTTAATGGTAAAATGATATGTTTCCTCAATTTCAGATTGATATGGTACGATACCAAATAGTTCGCCATTTGTTGGGTCTAATTGAAGACCAGGTGGTAATTTACTAATTGAACTATCTGGATTAGATGGTTCTAAAGTATATTGGATAGATCCTAGTTCTATTGCATTATATACATCTAATTTAATTATATGATAATTATTGGCTCTTAACACTCCTAAATTAGGACCAGTGAACCATATTGGTGCTCTGACTCCACTATTGGCAGCAGTATACGTATTATTTCCTGCGCTCATTATGGTGTTATCAGCACGTAAAAAGTCTTCGTTGACTACATAAATTCTAAATTTTCTTTTAACTAAAGTGTCACCGTCACTGACAGTAACAATAAATTCATAATTTCTATTTAATTTTTTAACGCCAATTGAGGGCAATGAATAATCAAAATTGATAGTATCAAATTTAAAACTATCAAAACCGTTATCTGATTTGAGTCCGTAGTCAAATCCATTTCGATCATAAACGGCCTTATCAAAGTTACCATTTTTATCAGTTAAGGCAATTGATAATAAGGGTTCAATAAACCCTGTGATAAGTCCGTTTTCATCCATTTTAAGACCTGGTGGTAATGCACCGTCCCCGCTGCTGATAAAATGTCTTAATTTTTGTCCAGCAGCAACGTCACTGTCTATGGTTGTTATTTGAAATTCAACAGGACTGGAATCCAATATAAAGTATGTTTCATTTGGCCCAACTGGTAATAACCCTTCTGGATTTACTATGATAGGTTGGTCAGCACCTTCGATAGTAATCATATATGTTCTATCTGAAATTTCGTTGTTTTTGCTGGCTCTTATACAGAATTCAAAAACAGTTCGTTTAGCCACTTCTAAAGGTGAGCCTATTATTGATGTGCCATGTAATCTCAGTCCAGGCGGTAGTTTGCCTGAAATTAAATGAAAATTTACATTGTTAAATATAGATATAGGTAATGGAATGGAAAGTTGAGTTCTTTCTTGGTAAGTGCCTAAGTTATATCCAGATCTTTGGGTCCAAATGTCTAGCATGATTTTGTCCTATAATTATATTTATAGGATTTTGGCTAGCTATTTTTGTCCCTTATTACTGGCATAATCTCATTACTACCGCCATACGGTTGAGCAGAGCCTGGCATAATGCCTAATTTCAATCTATGTTTTTTTGCTATTAAAGGAAAACTTAATTGATCTCTACTGCTATGTTTACAGATAAATTCCCACCAAGTTAATAACGCTGCTTGTACTTTGGAAGTATTAGCGTAGACCAAACTGGTCAGTTCATATAATCCAGACTGAGCAGGCCAATTAATACGATTAAAATAATCTAAAGTACTGGTTAAACTGTCATTGGTGTCAAAATTTATTCGACCAAGTAGGTCCATCTCTTCGTAAACACATTTTCTAGCAGCATGACGCCATACAGCCATGTCTTTATCTTTGACATGTGTGTTGATTAGTTCTTCTGGATCCATCTGTAGTTCACAATGATGGTCATGCCAAATATAATAGTCATATCCTGGTACTAATAAAAACCCCAGTACCTTAGGTAATTTAGCATTGCGTCTAGGATAGAAGTATGAATCTAAACTAAAATCTAATAAGGGTCGTTGTTGCCAAACTTTGCAGTCATGTTCACGATCAACAAAAGCATAATAATCAACGTTATCATATCCGCCATTAGCGGGATCTTGTATAGTGGCGCCCTGTAAGCCACTAACACTGGTTAAAACAGCAATTTTCATAAGCAGTTACGCATTACCTCCGTCAACTATTGCTCCTTCATCTAAATTAAAAATTGTTGCCGAACCGCCACCGTCTAGATCAGTAGTTGACGGTGTAACAATATTGCCAGGAACCCAACTGCCCTGACCGTTATATACTAATGCCTGACCCACTATTAAGCCAACAGAATTTGGCACTATTACATCACTTAAATCATCCAATTTATGATTACTTAGGTCACTAATTTGACCAATGAATTGACTGGCCTGCACTGTACCACTTACTATGACCTGACCAGATTCAATTCTAATAGGTGTATTGCTCTTAAGTTTAAATCCATTAAGATTTAGATCACCACCTAATGTTGGTCTTTTATCTTCAGATAAGCTAGTAATATCGTTTTCTAAAGCGTCAAAATTGATATTAACTTTGGCAAAGGCGGTACGTAAATCATCGCCTGTGCCATCGTTAGCATAATCACCTAAATTAATTTTTTGCAAAGATAATGACATTAAGCGTCCTTTTTATTATTTAATTATTTTATCTTGCACCAACAGTTCTTCTTGGATATACAGCACCAGTTGTGCCTTGGCGACCTTGTGTACCTTGAAAGCCCTGTGGTCCCTGTATTGCCATGATTTATCCCGTTTTTGTATTTATATAAAAATATTTTAGATATTAATATGGATCGACGATTAGGAATACGCCTGTTGATACATTAGAATAACAAACATATTCTAAAAATGTACTTTGTCTACCACGATTAAGAACTGAATTACTTCCTGATACTGCTTGATCCGCTGCCACTCCAGTATTAACAATTATACTATCTGTAGTAGTATTTTGAATAATAACTGAGCATCGTTTACCAGCAGTAATATTTGTAAATGCAATTGTGGGGGGATCTGTCGGATCTTTGATCAATATAATTCCATCTTGACTAAAATCTATTGTTACTGTTGATGTGCCCGCTGAAGTTACTGATGCAGCTCTTATAGTCGAACCATATGCCACAGTGGGTGATGGACCCTGTAGTCCTTGCAAGCCTTGGCTACCTTCAGTGCCTTGTACACCTTGGTTACCTTCAGTACCCTGAATACCTTGGGACCCTTCAATGCCTTGTACACCTTGGCCACCGTCAATACCTTGTATACCTTGACCACCGTCAATACCTTGTATACCTTGAGCTTCTAACCCCTGAATACCTTGGGATCCTTCAGTACCTTGTATACCTTGGCTACCTTCA